GCCAACAAGGCGATGTGGAAGCTGTATCGCGACTTGTATGCGGGCGGGGAGCGACTGCGCGCGAATGCCGGGGATTATCTGGTGCGCCGGCATAGAGAACCAGGCGAGATTTACGAGGAACGGCTGGGTCGGGTGTTCTACGAGAACTATATCGGCTCAATCGTGGACTGGTATGCCGCGACGCTGATGCGGCGCGAGCCGGTGCTGCTGTTCGACGGGTCCGACGCGGGTGCGAAAAGCTTCTATAACCTGTTGTCGGACGATTGCGATTTGAAGGGCGCCAGCCTGACCGACTTTTTCCGGCAGCAATTGGTCCAGACGCTGGTGTACGGCAACAGTTTTACGGTCGTGGATTTTCCGCGAACGAACCAGCGCGCACTGTCGCGAGCAGAGGAGGACGCGTCGGGCCGGTCGCGAGCATACCTGGTGGACTACGCACCGGACGAGGTTATCAACTGGAGCGACGACCAGAACGGCGGGCTGGAATGGGCGGTCATCCGGACATCGTGTCTGCAGCAGTCGAAGGTAACGGATTCGAAGTGGGAGAAAGAGACGCGGTGGATCTACTACGATCGCGAAAACTTCCAGATGTTCCGGAAAGGCACGGAGGCCAGCCCGATCGAGCTGATCGATGAAGGGCGGCATGGATTGGCCGCGCTACGGCGAGTTCCGATGTTTCGGATGAAGGTTACAGAAGGGCTTTGGCTGCTGAATAAGGCAGCGCTGCTGCAATTAGAGCATTTTAATAAGTCCAATGCGCTCGCCTGGGCGCTCACGATGGGCCTGTTTGCGAGTCCAGTGGTGTATTCGGAGAAGGAATGGAAACAGATCGTAGGCGAATCCTACTACATCCAACTCGGTCCTAACGACCGGTTTGGCTGGACCGAGCCGGAAGGCAAGGTTTATCAGATAGCAGCCGACAACCTGGTCCGGTTAAAGGACGAAATCTATCGAGTCTGTTATCTGATGAACCAGGCCGGGACGTCGAGCGGCGCGGACCTGCGGCAATCAGGTCTCAGCAAACAGCGCGACTTCAGCATCACGAACGAAGTGCTGCGGGCGTACGGAGACGCAGTGAAAGAAACGATGCGGCAGGTCCTGTGGGCCATCGCGGCAGCGCGGCAGGACGGGGTGGCCATCGACATTTCGGGGCTCGACGAATTCGACATCGGAGACTTCAGCAACGAACTGGATGACGCCAAGAAACTGCTGGACCTGGGGATTGGGTCGGAGACGTTGAAGAAGCAGCTTTTCAAGAAACTGGCTCTGAAGTACCTGTGCGATGCGCGGCAAGAGATCAAGAACCAGGTTGCGGAGGAGATCGACGCATCGGGAGTGTAAAGAGGAGAAAGATCGACGACAGGAGGTGTATGGAAGGAATCGACGTACAGGCAATCGTGCGGCAGGCGATCCAGGAGTTCGTGTCAAGCGAAGAGGCCAAGAGCGAGCCCGCGCATAAGGCCGAATTGCAGGAGGAACGAAAGAGGCGCGAGCAACTGGAGCGACGTCTCAACGAGCTGGTAGAGGAGAACCGCAAGAGCCGGAAGTTAGCCGAGGAAGCGGAGCGCAGCGCGGCGGTGAGGGCCGAACTGCAGCGCCTCGGGGTAGCAAAAATCGATCTGGCGTTCAAAGCGGTGCAGGATGGCATTTTCCGCACCGAAGACGGGCGGCTGATGGCCCGGTCCGAAACCGGAGAGATACCGGCGAAGGAATACCTGACGGCGTTCGTGAGCGAAAATCCGGAATTCCTTCCGGCCCGCATCGCGGGCGGAACGGGAATGACGGCCACGCTGAAGGCCCCGGCCGTGGGGCGGGACAGCGTGGATCTGGAAAAGATCCGGCCGGGCATGAACGCGGAAGAGATGCAGCGGGTACGAGAGGAAATCGTGCGCGTGGCGTCGCAGACCCTGCGAGGTCTGTAGAGCGAAACCGGTCCAGACAGCGGCCGGCAATTCAGAGTCAAGAAGGAGAATGAATGGCAGCAATTACTTCGAGCAACGTCGCGAACGCGATTGTGAAGCTGGTGGCGGCGGACGCATTGCCGGTGCTGGTGGGGAACCTCGTGATGGGGAACCTGGTGAATCGCGACTATGAGCCGGTCCTGGCGCAGGCAGGCGACACGGTGAACGTGCCGGTTCCGCCGACGATGGTGGCGAACAACATCGTGGAAGGCAACGCGGTGCAACTGCAGAATCCCGACGTTGGCAAGGCGTCGATCGTGCTCAACACTCACGTGGAATCGACTTTCCAAATTCCGGACGTGACCAAGGTGCTGGCAGTTCCGGACCTGCTGAAGATCTACATGGAGCCGGCGGTGGCGGCGATCGCGCAGCGGATCGAGAGCGACCTGCTGGGCTTGTACGCCGGGTTCTCGGCGAATACGCCGGTAGGCACGGCCGGGACGCCGATCACGGAAGCCACAATCGATGCGGCGGAGACGGCGCTGTTCCTGGCCAAGATTCCGCCCAGCGAGCAGAAGTTCATGGTGGTGGACGCCGCCACTTATTCGACGTGGCGGCAGATCCCGCGATTCAGCGAGTTCCAGACTGCGGGCGACGCCGGGCTGCGCTCGATCGTGGACGGGACAGTGGGGAAGGTGAAGGACTTCTTCGTGTTCCGTTCGCAGTTCGTGCACAAGACGGGCGTCAACCCCGATCCGGTGACAACGCACAACCTGGCGTTCTCGAAGAGCGCCATCGGCCTGGTGATTCGGCGGCTGCCCCAGCCGTTGCCGGGGACGGGCGCGATCGCGGAGTACGCCGAGCTGGGCAACTTCGGCATGCGCGTGGTGATGAGCTATCAGCCGAACACGCTGGCGCAGCAGTTCACCGTCGACGTGCTGTATGGCTGCGGCGTTCTGCGGAACGCGGCGGGCGTGCAGGTCAACACGTAGCGGCGGCGGCGGGGCGAAGGGCCGGCTTCGCCCCGTTTATTCGGACGGTCGACACGAGAGCCGGCTGAAAGCCGGCTGCGGCCAGGATTGGCCGCCCCACAAAGGGCCTGATTTCCAATTAACAAGGAGCAAGAGATGGACTTGAGGCAGTACTACAAAAAGATTCGCGACGTGGAAGCGACGATCGGGGAAACGTTCCCGGTGATCGTGAGCCTGGAAACGGCGGAGGGAGGCAGGGCCGGCAAGCGGACCGAGACTCCGAAGCGCATCGCGGCCAAGATGGTGGTGGACGGCTTCGCAAGGCTGGCGACGCCCGAAGAGATGAAGGAATTTCGCGACGCGTTGGCCGAGGCAAAGCGGAAGGCGGAGGAAGCCGCTGCCGCCGCGGCGACGAAGCTGCACGTAACCTTCGTCCCTCCTGACCAGTTGAAACGCAGCAAAGGCTAGGCGGGGACGATGGCACTGTTCACGGATGGACCGGCGTCGACGATCGAGGATCTGACGGCGCAGGATTCACAACTGCTGGACGTGGCGCAGGCCGAGGGAATCGACCTGACGCGCAAACTGGCGTTGGCCCAGGAGGAAGCGGGACTGGAGATCGAAGGACTGCTGGAGAGGCTGCGGCCGGGGGAGCCGGCGCTCTGGGGCCCAAGCACTACAGGCCTGGAGAACGTGGTGGTCACGCCGGCGCTGAAGGCCTGGCACACGTTCCGCACGTTGGAAGCGGTCTACCGGGACGCCTATCACAGCCAGTTGAATGATCGCTACGCCGCTAAGCGGGACGAGTTCCGCGACCTCGCCAAGTGGGCGTACGAGAAGTTGGTGCAAGGGGGAATCGGGATGGCGACCGATCCGGCCCCGCAAGCGGTGACACCGGTCGTCGCGCCGGCGCCAGGAGTGGTTGCAGACGGGACTTACTACGTGACCATGGCTTGGGTAAATGCCGCGGGAGCCGAGGGGGCGGCGGCGACCCCGGCCGCGATCGACATCAGCGGAAGCACGTTTCAAGTGCAGCCGGGAGCTGCCGTGGCGCGGATGGCGTGCTGGAACGTTTTTGCAGGCACGGCTCCCGAGTCGATGGCTCTGCAGAACGACGCACCGCTCGGAATCGGCCAGACGTGGGTGCAACCGAGCCCGGTTACGACGGCCGGCCGAACGCCGGGAACGGGACAATCGCCAGACTACATGCAGCCGGTCCCGCGGCTGATCCAGAGGGGATGATGATCGCGAAAATCGGAAGAGCGGCGACGGCGGAAGTCATGAAGCGGATCGGCGGGTCCACTGGAATGGAATCCAGCCTGGCGGCGCTGCGTCAGGACGATCCTTCGATCGCATCGCAGGTGCAAGCGGCGCAGTTGCGGGCGCAGAACGTTGCGGCCGACCTGGCAGAGCGTAGCGAAGGGACGAAGTACCCGGCGGTGCAGGTTTATTGCGAGAAGATCGCGAACACGCTGGCGGAGAAGTTCCGGACATTCTCCGGGACGGTGCGGATGGCGGTGGAAGTGCGGCATTCGCGAGACCGGCTGGACGGTTTGCAGGACCAACTGGAAATCTACGCGGACGCGGTCACGCAAGTTCTGCACGGCAGCCGCGGCGATTGGGGCGACGGCATGTTTTACGGCGGCGCGTACGACGTGTCGTTCAGCGCCGTCAAGCACGGCGGCCGGAATTTTATTCAGACGGCAAAGATCACATTCGAGATTGGAGTAAGCAAGAGCTGACATGGCCTCTTATATTTCCTCGAACGCAAACCGGTTCTATACGGCGCTGGAGAGCGGGTATGGACAGGTGGCGGCGGTGCAGACGAAGAACCGGATACCCGCAGTCAAACTGGCGATCCGGCAACGGGCGGACGGCGGCGACCGTAAGGACAAAACGGGCAGCCGGACGTTCGGCGGGACGCCGCTGGGTGGACGGCGCCGAACGGATTTCGAGCTGCGGACCTATCTGACGAGCTGGCAGAAGCCGGAGGGAGATCCGGGATATGGACCGTTGTTTCAGGCAGCGCTGGGCGGCAGCCCGCTGCACTTCTCCGGGGCGACGGCGGCATCGAGCACGGCGGACGGGCATATCGGGTTCGGGGCGGCTCACGGGCTGGTGGAAGGGCAGGCGGTGGCGTACGCCGGCGAGATCCGATTCGTAGCGGCAATCGTGGATGCGAACACGGTGCAATTGAACGCGCCGTTCACGGTTCAGCCGGAGCCGGGCGATCCGATCTCGGCCGCGATCACCTACGTGCCGGCGACAGAACTGCCGAGCGTCAGCGTGTTCGACTACTGGAGTCCGGCGAGCGCGGTCCAGCGGCTGCTATGCGGGGCGGGTATGGATCAGATGGAGATCCTGGTGAACGGCGATTTTCACGAATTTCACTTCAGCGGACCGGCGCAAGACGTGATGGACAGCAGCAGTTTTTCCGGCGAGGCCGGCGGGCTCTCAAGCTTTCCGCCGGAGCCGGCGCTGGCCGCCTTCGACTATTCGATCGTGCCGGGAAACATGGGCCAGGCGTGGCTGGGGAGTTCGCCATCGCAGTTCTTCACGATCACGAAAGCGTCCCTCGTGTTGAAGAACGACCTGGAGACCCGATCGAAGGAGTTCGGCTCGAACGTGCCACGGGCGCTCTCGCCGGGGCGGCGATCAGTGACGGCGGCGTTCGATCTGTACTCGCAGGACGACGACGCGACAAAGGGGCTGTATCAGGCGGCGCGCCAGCAATCGCCGATGTCGGTGATGTTCCAGTTGGGAGAATTGGAGGGACAAGTGATGGGCGTGTACCTGAAGAGCGTGATTCCGGAAGTGCCGGAATTCGACGACGGCGACAATCGGCTGCAATGGCGGTTCCGGGCGTCGCGGGCGCAGGGCACGGCGGACGACGAGATCGCGGTGGCATTCGCATGAGTATGACGTACGAAAGCACGAAAACGGTGGAGTCACGAACCGCGCCGGGGGTGACGTTCACGGTTGCGAAGATGTCGTTCTCGCGGCGGGTGGAGCTGATGAGCCGGATACGGGAACTGGCGCGGCGGATGGAGTTCCTGGAAGCGGGCACCGAACCTGGCGACAAAATGGACGCGGCGCTGCTTCAGGCCGAGATTCACCGGCTGTATGTCGGTTGGGGGCTGAAAGCCGTCGGCGGGCTGCGCCTGGACGGCCGCGAGGCGACTCCGGAATCGCTGGCGGATGCCGGTCCGGAGGAGTTATTCCGGGAGGCGCTCGAGGCGGTGAAGTCGGAGACGGGTCTTTCCGAGGCGGAACGAAAAAACTGATCGTCGCCTTCCACTTTCAACTCTCCAGCCAGGCCGGATGGAAGTGCGACGTGTGCCGAAGGTCCGGCCTGGAAAAGCGGCGGCGGTGCGGTTGGCTTGGATTTGGCGAGGACCTCGGGGCCGCTCCGGTGTGGGCGCGGAATGGAGTTGCGCTCACTACATGTCCAAAACCGTATATCACGCCCGCAAGCGAGGCGCTGATCGAGGAGTTTCTGGTCCGGCGCAAATTGGGATTCGACGGCGAGTTGACCGGCAGACAGGCGGATGCGTTCGTGATTCTGGCGAGCGCGGTGGAGCAAGAGAGGAACGATGGCCAGCACCACACAAGATGAGCTTTTAAAGAGTTTCACTACGGCAGCGGGGTTCCAGATCCCGGACTGGAATCCGATTGTGACCGCGGGCGAACAACTGGCGACATCGCTCACAGCGGCGGCGAAGCAGGCGAGCGAATTGGAGAAGCAAAGCAAATCGACCGGTTCCCAGAACGCGGCGAGCACCTCCGGGGAGGGCGGCGGCATCGGGTCTACGCTCGTTTCCATTGGGTCGAGCGTCTTCAAGACCGGACTGGGCCTGGCGCCGTTAGTCAGCGGGTTATTCGGACTGTTCGGCGGAGGAGGATCGCCCGATCCGCCCCCGTTGACCAAGTACGCGCTGCCGCCGTCGATGGCATTCGCAGGCGCTTATAGCGGGACTGAGACGAGCGACGTGGATTATGACCAGGCGGGCATGCCCAGAGCATTCCGGGCGACGGAAACGGGCTACGGCACGTCGGCGCCGGTTCTGGCAACGCCGAATGCCCCCGGCGGCGATGTACACGCCGCGGCGCCGCAGATCACGGTGCAGGTGCAGGCGATGGACGCGCAGTCGTTTCTCGATCGGAGCAGCGACATCGCGCGGGCGGTCAAGGACGCCATGCTCAACCTGAATTCGATCAACGACGTGATCAGCGATCTCTGATATGGCGAAATTTCCGGAACTCAAAACGGGAGCCGTGGCGCAATACCCGGCCACGAAGACGATTCGGTTTCAGAACCAGACCCTGCGATTCGTTGACGGAACCCAGCAGCGATATCGCGACAGCGCCGGGGCAAGGCGCCGCTGGGAGGTTCAACTCGACCGGCTGGACGATTCGGAGCGGGCGGGCATTGAGTCGTTCTTTGAGGACCTCCAGGGAGCGTACGACACTTTCACGTTTACCGATCCGCGGGACGGGCAGGAATATGCCAATTGCAGCCTCGAGGGCGACGTGTTGACGTCGAGCGCGCTGGCAGAGGCTCGGGGCCGGACGCGGTTGGTGGTGGTGGAGAACCGATGAGCACGCTGGTTTACCCACAACTCGGAACCGGAGCGCTGGGACAGTATCCGATCCGAAAGCGCCGCACGCTGCGCACGGTGGTCAATCAAGCC